TCCATAAAATACTAATGCCATTAAAACATCTTCAAAAAATATTTCAGCCGTAGGTGGTCTTGATAAGTATTCTAAAAAGAAGCTATTCGCAGGAGCGTCCTCCATACTAAACCTGGTTAAGCCGTGTAATGCTCCTTTAGATCCTTCTCCATCTACGGTTCCTGATATATCATAAGAGTCACAACCAAATGCTCCCATGTGTTCATTACCAGGATATTTTACACCATTTTTTAAAACCACTCTATTCTGTAATTGTTGAGGTGGAACCCAACTAACTTTAAATCTACCTTTTGGATCTGGATAGAATATTACTTGTGAATCTTTAATTCCATTTACCCATTGAAAATTACCTTTAGTAATCCCTAAGGTTCTAGACATTTCTTCGTTGTAATCTATTTGTTCGTATATTTTTGTTAAATTAAATATACTATTTTTTGTTTCATCTCTAAACGCATGTTCAGTGGTTCTTGGGAACTGTCTATAGAATTCGTTTAAAGCATCTTGATCATCTTTTAAACCATCAGCTTCGTTTTGCCAATTATCTACAACTCCTATATCTATTAGTTCACCGTCTGGGGCAAACACATCTGTGTCAGGAGTAGTGAATACTGGAACTCCGTACTCGTCAATAAATCCTTCGTAGTTCCACTCCATTGGGATAAACAAAGAGTATAAACCAGACTTTGTTTGACCATTTCTATTTCTTTGAGTGACATCTGATGCATTGTATAGTTTTTTAAAATTTTCACCTCCTTTATCTAAAGCGTTTGACGTAGAGCCCATCATACATTTACCAACTACTCTACTCCCAAGCCTCAATGTTGTTTTAGTGACTCTCCAATTATTAATTATATTATCTGGTCTTTCCCATTTGCCAGATTCATCGTGCACTAAAAGCTTTAATTTTTCCCCATCATATGAGTTATCGCCTGTATTTTTCCAGTCGATTGTAGTGTCAAGCCCATCAATGTCCGCTAATTGTTCGCCTACTTCTATCTTGCGCCGAGTTAGTTTAGAGGCGGGCACTCGGTAAGCAAGCTCTGTTTTGGGGCGATCCATACCGTCTTGAACGGGCTTGAAGAAGAAAGGGTAATTGGTTGATATGGGAACGACTTTATCGGTAAACATTTTTTTGGCATCAGCCCCAGTTTTTGATAAAATCCCAAATCTTGCGTCGCTTGATATTGTAGCTTGGTTAACAGTTTCGTTCGATGCCATGAAGCTAAACCCAGACCGTCTGTTTTTGAGATAGCATATTCCGTAACATCTACTATCTGCCTTGCAGGCTTCCCAAAAAATGTAGAATAGCCTATTGGACTCTCTAAATTCAGCGGCCCCAACGTCAATTTTAGTCCATTGCAAGTACATGTAATGAGTACCAGTAATGTAAGTTTCATTGCCGTTATTATAAAACGCAAACCCCTCTTCTCTATATTTAAATTCATTTTCTATATAATCGTACCATTGTTCTTTAAAATTGTCTGGGTAATTATTCCAGTCAAAAACACTTTTAATTTTTTTTAATTGCTTAGGATAATCAAATTTTTGCCAATATTGTTCAGCTTTTTTATTTGATCTTTTAAAGCATTTATGTATTAATGGTAGACCTATTTTTAAGCCTTGGATGTCATATACTTCGCCGAGCTCGCCTGTTTTACTTATAATTATTAAATCGTGCTCTTTGTTATACCCGTATTCCCAGCTCTTTTGTTTATTTTTTTTCTTTAATATATTAGGCTTTACATAATCAGGTATAACTGAATATAGTGTTTGCTTATACATTATTTTGATCTTGTTTCAGCAAAACCTCCAAAAGTTTTTTGATTAGTGTTTTTATCTTCTAATAACTTTTCTTCAGTTTCTATTCTTGAAAGTATTTCAAATGCATCAAATATTGCTAATTTTTTAGTAGCTGCTGCATTTTTTAATCTATCTGCTGATATATCATCTTCTGAATCTACAATTGCCTCTTTAGCCACTTTAATTAATTCCTCAACTGCTTTTTGCCCAGCTTGGATTATACTCAGTTTGGTCTTTTTTACATTCATATTTAATAACAATATCATTAGATTTCATACAATACAATCTTTCATTATCTATTATAAACTCCCATTCACTATTAGGAGTGAAGCCCACGACGTCCCCAGGATTGATTTCAAGCGCTTTTAAGGAGCTATTGCCATATTTAAGTATACCAATATGCTTTTGCTCTTTTTCTAAGCTTGTATCGTCATTATTTAATAAAGGCTTAACAAAGCATCTATCCATAAATGACTGCCATTTATTATTTTTTTTATAAAGATATACTTGATCAGGCTGACAAAAATAAAGATTGTCTTTAAAATATTTGCTACTGTTTTTTTCTTTGCCTCTTATATCGTAATATCTTCTGAATACGTTATGATGAATTATAATTTCATCATTTTTTTTAATAGGCGTATTATATGCTTTAGGGACAGCTATTACTTTTGCAAGTCTATTTATAAACTTAAAAGATTCTATATTACAATTTAAAATTAGCTCTTTATCGTTTACTTTAGTCGTGTTGTTATATCTTTCTCCAATAGGTTCAACAATAAAATCGTAAACGCTATTCATATTCTAAATTATATTCAACTGATATAGCCATGTTAGAATTAAATTTTTTCCATGGTAACACCTCGTTGTTCTTTTTTATAAAAATATTATAAGAACTATCAGTATCGTCGAATATGATATAAGCTATTTTGTGTCCCCCATATACCTCTTGGCCTACGGAGTAATGCATAGCATCATTTTTATAATCAGAGCCGATGCTGATTTTTCTTATAACACTATCCATTTTACTTTTCTTTTTCTTCGGTGTTTTCTATTTCTTTATAAACACCTGTCTCAAGATCAATGCTAATAGCGCCGTATTCTTTTTCTAACTCTTTTTTATAGGCTTCCATATCTTGCTCAAGCCCGGCATATTCATGTAGTAATACATGTTTTTGATTTTCAATAAACCCAATGTCTCTTAACTTATTGTTCATTGAGGTTTGTTGTTCTTTAATTTTAGCTAATTGCTCTTCGGTTACTTTTTTTTCTTTTGTACTCATTTGATTAAATTTAATTAAATTATTTTACTTTATCTTTTATTTTCTCAAAGGTCCTTAATCCGCCAAGACCAAGCATTCCTAATAAGACTGTCATTAAATGCTCCATTTGTAATGCCGGAGGAGCGTCGGTTGTTTTTGTTATCCAAATAAATAAATCTCTTATTACGAAGTTGTATGCTAATGCTACCCCGCAAACCCATCCTATAAATGGACGCCATCCAGCCACAAATACTGTTCTATGACCGGCTTCAATTTCATTTATTTTAGTTTGCAATTCTATTATTTCATTAGGGTCTAATTCTTTACCCTTAATTGCTTCTCTTATTTCCCACGCTAAGTTACCAGCTACTGACTTTCTGCCATCACCGCCTTTTAGTAGGCCTAATAATAATTTAAACATAATTTAAGCTATATCGTAAGCTTCTTTTTCCCAGGGCAAATTTTTTGCGCCCTCTTTCATTTTATTTCTTGAATAAGTTTTACCTTTCCAGTAAACATTATTTTCATCGTAATCTAAATCACCTCTTTTAAATTGATCTATATGAACCATTTCATGATTCACTACTTTGGCAATTTGATTAGGATTTAAATCTTTATTTATTAATATAGTTCCATTATTGTTAGCCTTGCCTAATACATCATTACCTAAATCTACCGTATATATAGGTGTATTATCTAAATTATAAGGCGCTGGGCCAAGTTTAAAAGCCATTATTTATAAGGAAACATTTTATTTAATTTGTCTTTACGAGCAGAACAGCCGCAGGGGATATTTAAACCCTCTGCGACTCTATCTACTACGCTTTTAATTCCAGTAACTTTGGTAACTTTTTCAATTGAATCACCAAGTCCTTTAGACTTCATATTAAGATACTGCAAGTGCTGTAATTTCTACTGAAGAATCTAATTGCACAGTTGCTACTACTCCTCCTGGATTAGCTGTAAGAGCGCTATTAATTGCATTTACAATATCTACGCCTTTAGCTGTATCAGTAAAAGTAATATAAGAAGTAGCATCTTGAAAAAAGATAGTAGCTGCATCTGAATTAATTGCACTGTTTGTTCCTTTTTTTACCACTGCAATTTGATCTACACCTATAAGCATATCTGCTGTATAGTTTAAACTAGATGCGAAATTTGCTTTTTTAATTTTGATAAATTTTGCCATTTTGATTTTGTTTTGTTATTGTTAATGTTTATGTTTTGCCAGGTTTATACAGTCCTATCTGTTTATTTTTCCGCGGTTGCGATTGCCCCATGCCCCATAAGACTCATTTCTTCTATCCAGAAGATTTTGGCTAAAGTGTCTTTGAGCTCCTGTACGCATGCCTAAAGACTCATTTTCTCTATCGTTATAACCTTGATTATGGTTTGGCACAGGAGACGTGTTTTTCATCATCCCTGTATTTATTCCCTCTGTTCCTTGACCTGCAATATCATCCATAGGATCATAAGCAAGATCTGCTTCCGCTTGACCCATCATTCCAGCGGGACTAGAATATCTTGGGTGATTACCGCTGTAAGTTCCTGAGTGTCCTTTCCTATCAGCAATATCATTTTCTAAATAATGCATTCTTGCTTGTGAAGATAATTTTTTGTTATATGCTTCTTTAGCATCATAACGTTCATCTGATTTCATTCCCATAATTTCTGTGTTTTGATTTGTTGTTGTTATTGTTGTTGTTTAATTATTAGCAATTCCATTAAGAAAAGGTGAATTACTTTGTATATAACCCATTATTTGATGAGTTTAAACCATTTAGCCAAAGTATATCCTATAGTTACAACTAAAAGTATTATTTTAAGCCATACTTCTATTTCCATCATAGTTACTACACCAACTGATCCGTTGATAGCTAGTAACTTAAAGTCCGCCATATTCATTACTATTCTCCTCGGGCCGCTTTTGCAATTTGCGTAATGGGTCCTGCTTTATAAAATGTTGGAGCTTTTTTAACTTCCATCCCAGTAATACCAGAACTGGAGCCATTGCCCATTGGAAAACCCTCTGTACTTAAAGGACCGTCCCATACGTGAGATTCTCCTACTTGCCCTTTTAATATAGGGTTTGAAATAATTGCTTTACTTTTGTCCATGATTATCTATACTTATCTTTATTAATATTATTTATTGAAACTTTTAAAACTTTATTTGTATAAGTTTCTCCTTTCATTATTACATTTCTGCGTTCACTTATTGGAATATCTTCTTCGCCCAGCATTATTTTATAAATTCTATTTATAAGTTGTTTGCACTTAAAAGACGTTTTATATATATTGTACTTTTGTGTTGTGTGGTTTCTTTTGCGCCATACAGTTATCCAACCTTCCTTCAATAGCGTATTCCATCTTCTATTATTCCAACTGTATGAGTAAGCCCCCATTTTAAAATCTATTTTTGTAAATAGATCAACACAATCTAAATATATTAAAAGTTCTAAGTCGGCATCGGTCATACCGTTGTTTTTTGCCGCCCACTTCCTTATAATTCTATAATGCTTAAGCAAGTTAAGATCTTTTAAATCTCTTGCTTTTAATCTTTTCATAAAACAATAACAACGTCTTGGAGCTTAATTACCTGGAAAACTTCTTTATTTATTTCAACTCCATGCCCTGCATGCTTATCATAATAAATATTGTCGCTTTCTTTAACTCCAACCACTTCAGACCCTGTAGATATTACTGTAGCTTTATTATATCTTAAATCTTCTCTTTGATTTTCAGTTAATAATAAGCCTCCTTTAGTTTCCGAAGTACCTTGCTTTTCTTTTTTAATTATTAAGTTTCTACCTATTGCCCTCATTAATACGTAAATTATTAATTATACAATCAGTAGATAATATTGTAGTTGCAACTGAAGCCGCATTTTTTAATGCTGTTTTAGTTACAAGTAACGGGTCTATAATGCCGGATTTTATCATATTACAAGATTTTCCAGTAATAACATTTAATCCCCAACCCGGTTTATCGTTCCATATTATATTTAAATTAGCGTTTTCTAATATAGTATTAAACGGTTGTTCTATTGCATCTAATAATATTTGTTCCGCATCATCTTTTGCTTTAACATACTTAGCTGCATTTAATAATGCGACTCCGCCACCTGGCACAATACCTTCTTTAATAGCAGCTTTTGTAGCGCAAATAGCATCTTCTACTCTATCCGCTTTTTCTTTTAATTCAATATCAGAGTCCGCTCCCACTTTAACTGTAGCAATTTTAGCTGATAGTCTAGCTAATCTTTTTTCTAGTCTTATGGTTTCAGCAGCAGGATTTTTACCCGCTAAATCTTTTTTAATTTTTTTAATTACTTTTTCAACCTCTTCTGTAATATTTTCAACTTTTATAATTGTTTCAGTATCATTAGTTACAGACTTTAAGCATTTGCCTAAATGCTCAGGTTGAATTAAATCCATATCATCACCTAAATCTTCATTTATAATAGTAGCGCCTGTTAATAAAGACAAATCGTTTAACATGTCTTTTTTAGCTATGCCATATGTAGGTGCATTAATTACATTTACTTTTACATTACCTTTAACCTTATTCATTGCTAATGTAGCTATCACTTTAGGATCTAAATCAGCTATAATAAGCAAAGGTTTGCTTTTCTTTATAATATATTCTAATACAGATTGTATTTTACGTATATTTTCTACAGGGGATTCAATTAATAATACATATGGATTAGTTAATGTAGCAACTTTAGAATCTTGCTCTGTAATAAAATGCGAATTTGTTAGCCCTTTTTCGTATTGTAATCCATCAATTAATTCAGATGTTGTTTCAGATAGTTCTGTTGTTTCCATCATAACCACCCCAGTTTCATCCACCGATCTAAAAGCATCTGCAATAGTTGCCCCTAGTTTTATATCATTATTGGTAGATATACTAGCTACTTGATCAATCATATCGCCAGTAACTTTTGTAGAGCTTTTTTCTAAGTACTTTACAACTTTTTGTACTGCACTATCAATACCCTCTTTTAGCTTTCTTGCGCCTAATTCTTTTAATTTAGGGTATGCTTCATTTAAAATTGAGTGCGCTAGCACTGTAGCCGTTGTCGTTCCGTCGCCAGCTTCTCTTACAGTTTTCCTAGCAGCTTCCTTTAAAAGCGTAGCACCCATATTTTCAATAGGGTCTAATAGTATAATTGAATCTGCAACAGTTACTCCGTCTTTTGTAATAACAGGTTTTCCTGCGCCATCTTCTAATATTACACGTTTACCGCTAGCCCCGAGTGTAGAGCTAACGGCTTTCGTGAGTTTGTTTATACCTTCAAATAGTTTATCCTTAGCTTCGTTACCAAAGCTGAGGTTTTTGACAATCGCGTCTGACATGATTTAATTAAATTTAATTTAAGTATTTTATTTAAAAGGTTTTTATAACAACTGGTCCTTCAGCAAGCTTTAGTTTTTTATTGTAATGTTCAATTGAAGAATCAATTGCTTTTTCTGCTCCTTCAAGTGTTTCTCGCCTGGTTATTCCGTTCCAGTTATCGTTAAAATCAATCCATTCAGCCTGGTAATAGCCATTTGGAAGTTGAGTTATACGCCAGTTTTTTTTCTTAGCATAACGCTTCCAAAGTTTTTTGGTTTGATCGGTTACTTGTGGTTGACTAGACCACGATTGAGTCCGGTAAAATAGTGTCATTGGGTATTGGTTTAAAATTAGTTAGGTTTATAGTTTATTATTACTTATAATTACTCACCTTTACAAGAGCAGTTGTCTTCACCGCATACACACTTTTTTTGTAATGCCAGCTGTTTGCGTGCTCCGTCTCTATCATCATAATCTAATGCCGCTTTTAATATAATCTTGTCCATTACATCATCTTGATTTCTGAGCATTTCTTTTTGAAGATTAATAACCATAGATTCTAAATCGTCTTTTGCTTTGGTTAAGTGGTCTATTTGTAATTGCTTTTTTTCTATGTCTCCTTTTAATGCATTAACATCATCGGGTTTAGCGCCAGTTATAGTACTAATAACAACACCAATTGAAGCAGAAATAGTTCCAATTAGCATCATTACAACTTCTTTATTTGTTTCTAATACTGGAAATTTAACAAGCCATACTACTATTCCTATAATTAATAAGAATACAAATAAACTTCCAATATAATGTCTTATTTCGCGCGCTATGCCGTTTTGTGGTAATTTCATGTTTTTTAATTTTAAGCTATTGCCATATATAAATACGTTCCCCCAGCTCCATTTAGCCAACCGCCTGTTGTATTAATTTCAAACCCGGTAGAATTAAAATTTAAGTAACCTGTAGCAGCAGCCTCTGCTGCATCTGTATTTGCATATAATTCTACGCCTGTTCCCATTGCACTATTATATAATCTCCAGTTTGAGGTACTATCTGTTCTTTTGACCATTAAAAAGCTTGGCTGAAATCCTGTTACAATAGAATTTCCTGCCGAACCTGTCCCGGCATACGAGTTTATTTTACTATATCCTGCAACTGAATGCCAAGAGTACATTACATAAGTAGCATTCAGCGCATTTACATAAGCGTCTGTCTTTATTTTTACAACATCGCTTGTAGCGGCGCCATCCCAAAAATAATTGATAGCAGTATAGTAAGCTCCGGTTGTGCTTAGGTACATACTTCCCGCCCAATTATTTGAAGATAAAACTCCAGTTCCTACAATCCAATGTGCTGTATAGTCAAGCCTCTTTATAATTGCTATATCCGGGGCTTGAGTTAGCCCATGCCCTACGGTTGCAGCAACCCCCGAGCCTGTATATGTTGCAATACTAAATCCAGAATCTTTATTAGCACTAACTTGGGTGGGTATAGTGCCATCATTATTAGTAACTGCAGTTCCCCCGGCTTTCCAGTTCCAAGAAACCATTTCTTGGCTTGGGTTAGCATCACCGCCTGCTCCTAAAGAAAATCCATTATTATTAAAAGCTATTAGTTTCCCGTTTGAATCTTGAGCATTACTTAAATTACTCATAATCCTATATGTAGCGCCTCTAATTGTATCAAATAAATTATGATTATAGCCGGCAGCACTCCTAACTTTAATCCAAACAAAGTCAGGTGCAAAATCTAAATGACCATTAAAGTTTACATTTGTAGTTGTGCCACTATATGATGTAGCAACCCCGCGGGCTAAAGTTGTAATGTCTAAAGCGCTCAATGCTGTATCAAATATTCGCACTTGGTCTATTAACCCGTTAAATTGTCTATTTGAGGCTGTACTACATATTTCGTCTATAGAACTAACAAATGCACTTGTTGTATAAGTATTACTTAAACTCCCATTTGTATATACTTTTAAAGTAGTACCATCTGATGTAAAAGCAATATGACTCCAAGTATCATTAGATATAGTATCACTGCTTCTTGCAGATGTGCCTTCAAAATATGTTACCTTACTATTGGGCTTATCAAAAGTAATTGAGTTGGTATAAGATGTTCCGCCAACATCTCCAAATAATCTTCTTGCATAAGTAGCATTACCGCTTGAATTAGGATTAATCCAAAAAGAATAAGTTTTTATACCAGAAATTGTAGAAGATAATGTTATTTTACTATTACTCCCATCAAATGATGCCGCTTGATCAAATGCGCCTCCTTGATAACTAAGGCTAACAGGGGTTCCATTATATGCTCCGCTAGTATCATTTGAATTTCCATTCATTTCATATAGCGCAATACAACCTGTCCCCGCGGGGTAATCAACCGTACTTAAATCTTGCGTATTTAAAATACCATTAGCGCTGGTGTCCATTGTATATGCTGCAACACAATTAGTAGGAAACCCGCTCGGGTTTAATTGTCCTGCGGTAGTAGAATTTTCATTTGCATATAAATATGCAATTTCCGACGTAGTTAATGCATCCGAATAAATTCGCACCTGGTCTATTGCTCCATTAAAATGTCTTGGATAAGATGGATTTGCATTTTGATAACCTATAGCTGCATTTGTTGTAAAAACATCAACATTTGCTGAAGAAACAGTTTGACTAAGAACTGGTGTAGAATTTCCATCTATATACACTTTTATAGTTCCACCTGTAAAATCTAGTACTACTACTCCAAAATGCCAATTACCATCCCTAAAAGTAACGTTGCCTGTTCCGCCGCTCGTTCCACCCAAATAATAATTTGCTAAATATAATTGGCCATCTGGAAAGCCACCATATGCAGGTTCCATAAACAATCCCCAACCTGGCTCACTTGTGCTATAAGACCAAGCATCAATTATAGTTTCCGAATCTCCTGTTGAATTTCCGCTTGAAGATTTAAACCAAAAAGAACAGGATGAACTTGCTGTACTATTATTAGGTAAAATATTATTTGGTAAGTCTATTTTACTGCTACTACCATTAAAGCTAGCTGAGCCATTTATATATCCGCCTATACTTTGTGTAGCGTTATTACCTGTATATAATTTTGTATCAAAGTAATTAGTAGGAATTCCATCATATCCGTTAGCATATTCATCGACTATTTCATACCAATTAGCACTGTCAAAATATTCTGTTTTATTAGTGTCAGTATTAAATCTTAGTGTACCATCAACTGCATCAGATTCCTCTTGTGGTATTGAAAAAGTTATTGTACCAGTCCCCTGTTTAAACACAATAATAGTATCGGACCCTTCCGTAAATTGAGTTTGAGCACCCGCTGATGGTGTATTAAGTGTGCCTGTAACTGTAAAACTTGATACATCAGCTGTTGGGTATCGTAATATAACAACACCTGAACCACCCGTGGCGTTTGTTCCGCCTCCACCACCGCCCGTATTAGCAGCTCCGTTATTTGTACCACCACCATCACCACCACCTCCGGTGCCACCTGTACCTTGGGGAGATGAAGATGTTCCACCACCACCGCCGGCATAATACACATTACTTGAATCTACCTCACCTACACTAGCTGCGGCTGCATTAGTAGCATTTAAAATATTAACTGCAAGCCCAGCACCTCCGTTTCCTCCAGCCCCTCCATTAACTGTACTAACTCCAGCGGCACTAGCGCCTCCACCACCACCTCCAGGATAAGTTGCCCCCGAGCCAGAACCCCCCGAAGTGCCTCCTGCAAAACCTTGATTTGAAGTACCACTCCCCCCAGCATTATTATATGATCCTCCGGCTCCACCGCCACCTGAACCACCCGCTCCAGCCGTATAACTTGTACCACCACCTGATCCACGGCCCCCACCAGCAGAAGTTATGCTATCAAACACACTTGAACTACCTGCAGTATTAGCAGCACCACCGCCTCCTACAGTTATAGTGTAAGCAACCCCACTATTTAGAGCTAAATTAGGTTCGTTTGAGTTACCCCCACCTGAATTTGAACCATATGATGTGCGTAGACCACCAGCTCCACCACCGCCGGGACTATCATTAGAAGTACCACCTCCCCCTGCAACTACTAGATAATCTAAGCTCAAAGCTGGGGACGTAGGACGCGTGCTAGTTGCTCCTTTAGCCAAAACTGTTGCTCCTGTTGTTGAATCAAGGTTTAATAATTCTGGTGTGTTAATTACTGTATTTGCCATTTAATTTATTTTATGAGCATGCAATTTCATTAGTGTATAAGTCATCTATTTGTGTGGACGTTAATGCTGTATTAAATATACGAATTTGGTCCATTGAGCCATCAAAAATCGCTGTGCCTGAGGGTG